GTCTAGTTTGTCTTCTTGTTTGCCCCACAAGGAAACTTGGGCAATCAGGTTAAGAATTTCCTGAGTAATCTTACTAATCTGTGCAGTGATCAAATCGATCTCAGCCTGGACTTTAAGTTTCTGAAGTGGGAATAGTTGTTCGATTTCAAACTTGAGTTTCTCTTTCTCAAGTGCAATTAATTCAATCTCAGCATCGATTCGCTCTTCATTCTTTTCAGTGAGGCTAGTCTCCGCAAGTAACTTGCCTCTTTGTTCCTCAATGAATAAGGTGCCCAGTAAATACTGGGTAGAGTTGCTCAGAACACCCTGGATCGACCCCAGCGTTACATTCGCGTAATCCGTACCCCGGATTCGATTCTGTTTATATTGATCATCGAGCTGCTTGTTGACAGCCAACATCAATTGATCGAATAATCCTTCGCCTAATCCAAGATTCGTGTATGCGGGATGTGTAACTTTTGGGGTCGATTCAGTCATCAGTTAGTCCTTACAATCCAGTAGAGGCCAAGGCCTGCTTAGTCGCTAGATCTTTCAACTCAGCGGCTGTGAGTGGCGGTAAGTCAACTATAGCATATTCGTTGATCAGGTGACTCTTACGTATATCACCACCAAGTTGATCTGACTCTGTGTAGAAGACTGAGCATTGACGCTCCTTCATCACATCATAGATTATTTGGGGCACATGGTAAGGCTTGCCACCGAATGGGATGAACTTCTTAAAGGTACCTCTCTTTGCTGATCCAACGGAAATAACCTCACCCTTCCATTCTTTCTTATTGGGGTTCATGTTGGTATATTGGATCCGACGAAGGGCGCCAATTTGAATACCCGCTAATTTCTGAGACTTAACTTTGTACTCAACGGCACTCAGCGGAATATAATCTAGGTTTGGTTCAACTTTCACAATCTCCTCAACGACAGGAGCTGGGGTCTCAAGAGAACCTTCGCTGAGTAGTAACCCAGCTTTGGCAGGATTTTCTACCAGGTAGGCTCCGATCTGAGCTTGTAATTTATCCACACCTGTGCGGTGGTGGTAGGTCAGGCCAAGCAGGTCCGCTTGGGTTTGAAGTACTTTCAGTTTTTCATTTACTGTGCTCATGATGAGCCTCCTTTATATCCAAAAAAATATTTATAACTTAAATAGCAATCCCGCCTAAGCGGGATCGCCAACTTGGTGTTACAACTCAAACCTACAGAGTAGCAACGGTCTTCAGTAGAGCAATACGTTCTGGGCGTAATACCATGAAACCGTAGTACCACTTGATTGAGTAGAACCCAACCTCGCCATACGGATCATTACGATCAGCAACGTCCTTACCAGGCCGCTTATGCGTAATGGTGAACTTCACAGTCTTACCATTGGTTTGGAAACCAACAGTCGTGAAGGAACCATCACCTACAACCAGGAAGGGGAACACGTCAACAGAAGCTACACCGGCTTCGGTCTGGGACCAGTGACATACTTCGTCAGCTTTGTTACCAACCGCGGCGCCAGCAGCACTCCAATGCATCATCTCAGGAACTACAATGATACGGAAGTTGTGAACTGCACCGAACTCACCCCGGGCAATCGTACCAGCCGAAGCATACTGAGCGATTGGCAAGAACGCTTTGTCACCATGGTAATCGGTCATACGCATCAGAGCAGGCTGAAGTTTGGTACCAATATAAGCATACCGAGCGGCATTAACCACCTTGGTATCGATCATACGAGAACCAGCGATCAGCTTGGTGTTCTTAGGCGTACGGTTGTCATCCAACTCGATATCCAGTTTAACCAGGTCATCGTAGACCAGCACGTCTTCCGCATTACCAGCAGCAGTAGAACCACCGAGGGTAACCGTTGAGGTGGCATCACCAGCATAACGAACCGTACCAGCAGCATTCAGCAAATCGATCTGCAGTTGATCTTCGGTAATTTCGTTAGCAGCTTTAACCACTTCGGAAGTGATGTGCATCAGTAACTCATTGTCTGTATCGAAGTCCAGAGACTCCTGAGTGTATTCATCGAAGAAGCCGAACTTCTCGAGAGTACCAGACAATTGAATACGCTTGTGGCCAACACGATTGACACGACCACCGAACTCAGTCAGAGCAGGGATCTTCGCGGCAATAGTACCAACGTCCTTGCTAGAACCGTAGAGGTTACCATAGTTGCTATACAAGTCATCAGTGGAACTGAGAACTGTAATTGTCCAACCAGCGGCATCCAGAATAACAACAGCGGCATCATAGTCAGCGGTAGCAGCAGCTACATAACCATTACTGATGGACCAGCCGAACAAGTTACCTTCAGCAACATTATCGGCAGCCAGTTTAGCAGCAGCGATATTGGCACCAGTAGCCTGACCTTCAAAGTACAGAGTTTCCCCACCTTCAGCAGCAGGTGCTGTGGCTTGGATAGTCTGACTAACGATGGTCGTAGCAGCAGTGAAAGCCGCACCGGTAGACACACCAGCTGCATCAATACCCTGATCATTCTGGTTGCGAGCATCCAGGATGGGCATGTAATGAAACAGTTTGATGGTTTTACCCATGTTCTTCGGCATGTTAGTCGTGTCAGCCATTTGACCAAAGAACATTTCCTTGGAGGCTTCAACTAACGCTTTACGCTGATATAGATCAACGCGAATCTGTGGTCCGACATCAGACGAGGTACCCGCCGTGTTACCGTAACCATGTGGATTTTCAAAAGGCATAATCTTTCCTTAATTTATTAGTCAAGGGAAGCTGCATCAAACTCTTCGATCTGTTTATCAGTCATCTTAGAGAAATCTGGTACAGCTTTCCCACTCGCTGCTTTGCCTTTAGTACGGCCTGCAGCACGTTTGCGATTCCGCAATTGTTTGGAGTTAGGCTTGCGCTTTTTAGGGCCCTTACCTTTGTCCGCACTTGATCCAGAATCCTGCCGTGCCGAGTCGCTGTTCTCAGAAGAAGATGATGATTCATCAGAGGTGTTGAATTCCCCTGCTTGAAACATTGCATCACCTTGCTGGTAATATGCTTCGAGGTCAGACAGGCCAGAGAGACGCCCTAACATCCGCTCATTTGCGACACGGTCCATTACCTTCTGGTAAATCCCCGCCTCGATGTGCTTATGTATTTCAGCAATCACCTCAGGTTTGGCCTGTAGCGTTTGTCTACTCTTCGCGTCCAGTTTCTTGGAGATGACGTCAACAGTTTCCTGGAATTTAGGGTCATCCTTGATATTATCAAGCACGTCCCGGACAGCAAACTCGGCATCTCCGATACTATGGTCGGTAGGAGAATAGTCCTCACTACCCTCAAGATTCAGTGTCATCGGATCAATGCCACTGTCCTTAAGGAGCTTCTTAATTGCTGCCGGATCTTTATTCGACAGATCAATCAAAAAGTTGATCTTCTTAGGATCTAGAAGCTCGGCATTCTCAAGTGTCCGCAGCATGTGTAAATTAGGTTTGAGAATCTCCATCTTCTTGGAGTAATCAACACCCATTTTAAGTAACCGTCTGGCATCTTCAATATTACCATCCAGGTTAACCTCACGCTTAGCGGCCCTAAAGGGGGCCATTAGCTTCTCATACTCTGCCTTGTAATCAATTTCGTCCGAGTCTTTATCATCATCATCGGAATCCGCATCATCCTTATCGTCGTCAGATTGGTCATCATCGGAGGAATCAGCATCATCGTCTGTATCAGAGTCTAAATCTTCATCTTCATCTTCATCTTCATCAGAGTCAGAATCTACACCATCAGCATCGTCATCGGAGGAGCCGTCGTCGCTTGCAGCACCATCTGCATCTTCGTCCGAGGAGTCCTGGTCTGAGTCACTGTCTGCAGACTGGGAGTCGGAATCATCTGGTTGTCCAGCATCATCCTCGTCTTTATCACTATCTTTACCGGAACCTGACTCCGGCTCACCAAAGGTGGCCGGGTCAATGTTCATAATCTCGTCATCACTTAGTTCGTCAAGATTGATGTCGTTTGTGTTCTTATCGTCCGACATACTCAGGACTCACTAGCTTCCATCTGTTCCTGCAACAACTCAGTATGGGTCTGTTGCAGTTCTTCCAGTGCCTGCGAAGACATATTGCCTTGCTGCTGGAGCTTAATAAAGTACTGGCGTAAACCACCAATAGTTATAATAATATTTTCGAGCATCTTCATACCGGGCTCATTTACAATCATGGCTGGGTCTGCTAATGCACCAACTACACGTTCAGCTTCTTCATTGAAAAAGCCTTTAGTGATAACCGCTATAAAGTCTTCATTCTCGGACAAACGTGCTAATGCTGCCTGGAGTGCAATGGACTCTTTAACCTGTTCCATGCTCAACTCAACTTCCTGGATATCACCTGCAAAGTTCTCTTCATTACCCATCTTACCTATCTCCTCATTGAGCGGACTCAGCTGGATGTAGCTGGGCTATCGCTTTTAGTAGAAAGTGCTGCCTTGGTGATCTCTAGCCTTTCATTACCTCGGGCCTGTTCACCTTGTTTCTGGAGGTCACGTTCTTGGGTGACCCCTTCGGATTGTTCAACAAAATTCAGATCTGTCATGTCTTTCTCAGATTGTGCCTTACCTGCATTGGCATTGTCAAGGTTTGCTTCAGCATAATTTTCAGCAATCTCAGATTTGATCTTCTCAATTTCAAACTGCTTAAGTTCAATTTCAAGAGCAGCCAACTGCTGCTGGGCTGGATCTGGCTGCGGTTGATACTCATCAATACGCTTAGCTAGCTCCGGCATCTTACGTAGACGTGCAATCTCTGCACGGATCATACGTACCTCACCTGGGTCTGAATTAGGTCCAGTGGTCTGGAGCATGAAGGCAAGTTCTTGTGCCTTTGCATCATCTGCTTCAGCGGTACTGATCTTCAATTTAATATCAATACGGCCTGCTAGGTCTTCCCGATCAATAGTAACGAACTCTTCATTGGTTACACGAACCACCTCTTCTTCAGATAAAAAGACAGCATTCATGGCTATAACTTTACGTGCAACTTCAACCATACCACCGGCCAGACGTCGCAGTATACCAAGTTCTCGCTTGCCGGCCGCATCAATAGCTGACCGTGCTGCAGTGGCTGACTTACCAAGGCCTTCACCACTGATACCACCATGGAAGGCTTTAACACCCGTGAGAGCCTCTGCATCGTTGTTCTGGAGCTCTAACATGAATGGAGCTGACACAGGTATCTCTGGATATACATGTGAGTGGAATGCAAGCCTTGGATCCACATTAGCATTATATGAGTAATCTTTGCCTTGTTCGAACTTACGGAGATTAGTTATATCCAATGCATCCTTACGGTAACCTACCTGCCCAGCTGCGGAACGACCCATAATATCAATCATTCCCCGGGTTACGGCACCAGCAATCTTCTGGTTGTCTTCCAATAAGGCGCCATCAGGCTCACCATATACGTTCCTACGAACAGGAAGATATTGGACTAATACAAAGGGAAGTTTATTATCAGGGAAGGGTGACCGTTGTAAGCGAATCATTGTATCACCTACCCAGGTAGCCACAAAGGCTTGGGGTATGCCTGTATCATCAATATCCCAAAAGCCCCAGTATTCATAAGCCTTAAACTTCTTGCGTGCCTCGTCCTTGAAGTTAAAACCTCCAGTGTCCTCATCTGTTCCAGTGCCTGTCTCGGTAGTCCCTGCGATTGCATTCTTCTCTACGTTAATGTTTTCGAGATTCTTGTACCGGTTACCTTGGCTACGAAGTTGACCCTTACTTGTCTCGAATTCCCATATAACAAATTGGGCATCATCAATGACACCTTTACAAGAGGGATCCAAGACAGTAGATGAGAAATCACAAACATCAACAGAAGGTCGATTTACTAGAACCTCAGTCTCCGTCACCGTAGGTTCATCAGGATCCGGGGCAAGTTCGACCATCTCACCTGACTCCATGGATAACTTAATGGTATCTAGGAGTTCGGGAGGTAGGTTTTCAGCAGCGGCCTGGGGATCTTGCATTAATAATTCGGCGCCCTGATTGATAAGTCCTCGATGGAACTCATCTGTTATTGGGGTTGGTACTAGGTTAGGTGCTTCGACCTCATCCTCTTCATAATCCCAACCCACACGTACCAATACAGAACCTTCATCTACCGCGGTACGTACAAACTCATCAACAAATTTGACCTTGTCAATCTGAGTATTAAACTGGTTATTGAGGATCAACCCATTCTGATATGCAGACTGACCATCCTCAAAGGTGACGGGTTCAGTGGTGAATAGATCCTCGTGGGAGAGAAATGCTTCAGACAAAGCAGCATAACGCCACTCTGCTTGCTTACGAATAAGCTTAGGGACGACTTGTGAGCGGCCCTTGCGGAATTTGGGTTTAGCGGCCCCACGCACATTAAGATTATCTAACCAGATGTTCACCTGGTTGGTATGGGCAGTATGGTGGCTCAATGCCTCTTGGTAATCAGTTTTAAGATCTTTGAGTTCAGGCGGATTCTTCCAATCTGTGGAGATCTCCAGATCCTTAGGATCTATGCTCTGAACTTTTGTTGCTTCATCATTATGTGGCATTAATGTTTATCCCATGTATTGAAGAATTATACAGCCTATTGGCCTATCCATTCAATTAAAATATCTCGATTAACTGAGCATGTGGCATATGCTTCTGCTGCCTCACCCCAACTCTGCACCATAACACTAGCTTGCTGCTCTGGGGTTAAGGCACTAGTATCCCCTGGTATGGTAGGGAAAGAATCTAATGGACCCATAGCTACTATAGGTTTAGTCCTCAGTAACTGTAACTCTATTGTTGGGCACTCCAGTGGAGGCGTTGGCGGCAGCACTTGCCTGCCGAAGCAGGCGGACAGCATCATCACTAAGCTGACAAGTACCAAGATCCGTGGTAATTGTAATGGTGTTATTAAATTCATCAAACCTACTCCTTATAAGCGATTGGCCACTAAGTAATCGCTTCATTAAATCTTGGTCCAGAGTGCTACGAGCATTCCAGTCTTCTACCTGGATCTTGACACGTCCAGCTTCCACTTCCCAGCGACTATTAAGTATGGCTAGGGAATCTGTTGCCTGTACCTGTATGGCCTCAATCTGTGTAACCGCATCCTTATAACGGTCGGCTTTCTCCCATTTGAGTCCTGCAGTGAACCCCAGGGCCAGGCCTACGGCGGTCCCTATGGCTGCTAATTTTAATCCGAGCATTCATTAACTCCTTGAACCATCTCTTGATTCTCTCTACATATGTTATCGTTTCTTCGGAATGTTTTCCAGTCACCTCGACTAAACAATTCTGGATTGTCCCCCACATAGTCGCCATCGAACATCTGGATTGAGCTTTGATAATGTTTCCAACCCCAGCATTGTAACTGGCCTGGGCCAGATATAATCTCTCTAAGTTCGGTCTTGGTGAACTCCAGGTCCTGATCATCCTTTTCATGTACCAGGCGTTGCATAGGATACTTATCTTAGCATCCCACGGAGATCCACGGTTAATTCTAAGCGCCCGTTTACATTCAGCAAAGGTGGCGGGCATGAATTGACATAGGCCCATTGCACCAACGTGACTACGAGCCCTAGGCTCAAGCAGAGACTCTTGGTAGCATTGGGCAACTCCCCATTGGTAATCATACTCAGGAAGGAAGCGGGACCAGTGTCTAACGAAACTGGCATCATACGTATCGTCCGAAAGCTTCGCTGACCAAGTGAGCGAGGGCAATGAAAAGGCCAACACGCAAAATAGCAGCAGCAATCGGATCGGAGTAGATCTTGTCATATACCACCTTCATGTTAAAGCCCATTGAATGATTGACCAGGCGAATGAGAAACCACCAGGTACCAACCATAATTGGGGCAAGTACGAATAGCACTATTAAATTTTCGAGGACAGGGTTCATTACATACTCCTTAGTTATACTATTGGTCCCGGGACAGAGCCATGTAAGATCATCTGGCCCCCAGAGCCTAAGTGCTCAGTCATTAAGCCGGCTTCATGCCAGAATGAGGGTTGAGCACCCCATTCCGTCCAACCTGATTCATCCAACTGTTTAGGTGTATTGCCATCCATAAAGTCTGACCAGTTAGTAAGATAAGTATCACGATATCCAACGTAACCAATCTCACCAGTAACCAGATTGAAAGCCGCGACTGCACCTGATCCTCCAATAGAGAGTTCACTGGTAGTACCTGCGGCCAATGTACCTATGGTAGGTGCAACCCGGCCCGCATTACCGGTATCATCTGCATCTACACCATCGACTCTGAAAATGGCTGTACCTGTATCGCCGTCAAAGGCGGCGAATACAACGTGATCAGCACCATCGGCTAGATCTACTGTTGACCATAAAGAACATATTGTTACACCTGCAGAATTCTCAACCCAAAACTGCAACTTATTTCTTTCACCTACTGTAGGGCGATCGTTTGAATAAATAATAAGTGTCATTCTTCGTTTGATTGTCCCGGCACCACCCATCTTAATTACCTTACCAGCACCCGCCCCAGAAAATGATGCAACATTAAATCTCGCTACAGCAGTGACCTTATTACCTGTAGTCGTGATACTGGTTTTACCATAATAGCCATCAAGACCATTGAACTGCATCATGCCTAGACCAGGCGGAACTGATCCACAGGATCCAACAGGTGGTAGATCTGTATCAAATGGTAGCTCATTAAGTAAAAAGAAGTCAGAGGGGTCACCAATGTGCATAGTTCCAAGATTGTCGGTTGGAAGCCCTCTAGGTAAATACACTTTCGGTATCTCACCAAATGGGCGTTGTCCCCTAAGACCAAGACTCTTGCTACCATCTAAGCAGTTGAACTTGCGTCGTTCCCAGAAATCTCCTAATGCAACATATTTATCATGTATTAATACTTGTACAAAAGTACCCCGAAATCTACTTGGCTCAGGATCTGTACCGCCCTCAAAGCCCCACGCACATACGGTTTCACCATGGGGATCACCACCCCAATTGACTGCTTCCTGATTCTGAACGACTGGGTATGTAACGGTATCCTCACGTAGCGTTAAATTTGTCATAGCAAATACGCAAATACCTGCAACACTGTCGTAAGATACCCCTAACCAGTACCAGTGCGAGATCAGCCAGCGTGGATGATCAATGGATAGTTCAACCGCCCCTTGTGCAATGAGTTGGTTATTGCCAGCTATCTCAGTATTAAGAGACATTCCAAAAAATAATTGCTGGGTTATTGGCCTCTTCCGTATATACATATGGATAGTGCCTATCCCTTTCAAATTAAATATTGATCTATTTGTTATTGTACCGGGCTCCCTAGTAGAGTGTACAATTGCCGACATTGTCATCTCAGGCCAGGAGAAGTTTTTGAATGGGTGTGCAAAATTGGGATCATTACCAAACCAATCAACCTGTGTCATAGCATACCCTTCCCCACTTGCTGGACTATAGGGTATTGCACGCCAAGGATAAATTGCAGCCATCAGCTGGCCTTAATACCAGTAATAGCTACCTTTAAACCAGTGCCTGGGGTTGTAGAACCTATCTGGGTAATAAATACTTCAAAGTAGGCATCATCAGGTATAGTCAAGACAGATAATACTGCCGGTACAAGAGCGGTTACTGAAGTTGTCTCAGTAGCATCAATACTTAATAAGGTACTGAATAATGTGACCCCATTCATATGTACATCCACAATAAGGCTTGAACCTGTTGGGGCGGTAGTGAGACTAATACGTACATAACCTGAGGTTAGATCTAAAGCATAAGGTGCTCTGAAAGTTGTCTCAGGAATACTGCCACTAAGGCCGAGAAGTTCATATTCCCCAGCAGCTGAGGCAATAATTGTATCAAACAAACTATTCTGATCAATTCCATCGACCCCATCAGTACCATTGGTGCCATTGGTACCAGCGGCGCCCTGCGGCCCTGCGGGCCCAGTGGCACCTGCTGGACCTTGGTTAGGAGTACCCTTCATTGTGTATATGGCTAATTGGCGCCTAGGTAAGGTTACCAATGCAGATCCACCTACTTGACGTTGATATTCAACAGGAGTAGCAGCGGGCTGTGGCCTTAGGAAGACACTGGGTATAGCTCCAGGTTGATCCCGTAAAAAAACAGTCATCTTGTAAATTCTCGGGAGAAGTCAACAATGACTCGAGCAACCCGGGTAACAATTCCGGCTGTTATGATCTCGATATCCCCATATGCCCGCACAAAACTGAGTGCTGCAGTCTGGACAGCTGTTTGCTTAATCAGGATGGATCCATCGTTACCATCCAGTACCATACCTGAGTTCTCGGTTGTGAACTCAGCAATTATGACGGAAGAGTTCCAACTCTTACGGAGTTGGCAGCGTCCTGTAGAGGCTGAGATATCCGTAGGCTTATGGTAAGTGATCTCACCAGTTCCGGGGACCCATTCACAAGCCACTGTGCTTATAGGAACGGTAAAGTAGTCCGCATCTACCCGATTGACCAGCTCAATGGCTGTTTCGCTGCTGTTGAGGATCTCAGCGCCTTGTACGCCAGATATAATCACAGGAGTGTCTGAACTTGTAGGTAATAGGTGGGAGGATACACGTATCTGGGTAGGATAACCCATA